AAGATAGCTTAACGTGCCTGAAACTGATTCGCTTTTATTCATTTTTTGCACCATCTGTTGTCTCTATTTAATCTTATTTATAAAATAAAAGATATCTTAAACGGGTTGCTCTGCATAATCTTCATTTATTTTTTTATAAATTACTTTATATAATCCAGGATTTACAACCAGCGCTTTTTGCATAATTTCATGTCTAATAAAGTTTCGCATATGGTCTGTGTTTTCATTTGATGTATCTTCAATCCAAGGAATGTTATTGCGCCTACACCAATTTACAAATTCTGTTTTTTTATTTAATCTAAACGGGCGGATAACATTCATATTTGTATACGGAATAATTTTAGGTTTTCCGTGAAGGCTAGACCAAATCCACGTCTCTACGCAATCATCTAAATGGTGACAAGTAATTACAGGGGCTTGCTGATCAAAAAAGAATTTGTATCTTTCGTTTCTCCAATATTCTTCTTGCGACTCTCGCTGATGTTTTGGTCTTGAGATTTTACTCGTTTTTATTGAAATATTACTACCAATAGGTTTATCATTAAATTCTCCGTTTTTACGAGCTGCGAATTTTGTTAGAAATTCCAGAGCTTCTTTGGACGTGTCCGTACCATGATCGAAAAATAATAAATTAACATTATGATTTCTTCTTAAGAAATCTACTGCGGCCATAGAGTCAACACCTCCAGAGCACGCTACATTTACAGTGCGAGGCAACTTTCCTTGAATTTTAAACATGATATCCCATAATTAATATACTTTACATATTGTAGTCTACAACATTTTTTTATAAATGTCAAACAGTTTCTTTTGCAATAATTCTTTTTCTTAAGCTACTTGAGCTAAAGCGATGATTTCGTTTATTAAAATAAATATAAATGCCTAATTTTTTACATATTTCGCGCCCAGTGAAATCCTTATCTTTGTATTCTTCACCTAGAATACGAATATCTATTGGATACGATTCTAATATATCTTCAAGATCTTTTTCGCTTTGATATACAACGACTTCATCAACGTATTTTACTGCGGTTATTTGTGTGTATCTTTCAACAATACTTTGTATAGGCGCGTTTTTTTCGTGGCGGTCGATACTTGGATCTATCTGAATAGCACAAATTAAATGGTCGCATTTCGTTTTAGCTTCTCTCAACATCATAATATGTCCTGAGTGTAGTAAATCAAATGATGATGCTACAATACCAGTTTTCAATTTTTAATCTCCTTTAAAATTTTAAATGTGTGTTCCCAGCCTGTTACCGGATACGACATCCCAACAAGATCTCGAGCTTTCATTGCATCTGCTAACGGTTTGTCGTTGCCACCATCAAACATAGCATCTCCAAAGAAATAGATATTATCTTTGCTGTTAAAGTCTCGTAGTATTTGGCTTTTATCTGAGCCAAGTTGACCGATATCAATTCCAGTCTCGCCACCTACCGTTGCAGTAATATCGGCGAACTCGTTAGTGATAATACGAGCTAATGCTTCACGCTCTTTTTTACGAGTATCATAAGCAACATATTCTGCTCGCTGTTCTAGACTAGCGTTACGGCCTACAATACTGAAGTTAACCATTCCGGGCCGTTCTTCAATATGATTACCAGCGCGTATCGGAAATTCACTAATTCGTACAAATTCTCTTAACAACTGATGCACTTCTGCAGGTATTGCCCAATCATTAGTACGAGTGTTTACGTCACGCTCCCATACATCATTACCTGAGCACTGGTACACGCGTTTACATTGGTGGTATATGTAGTTACCTACTTGTTCAATAGTTTTTGGCCTATCGCTTCCGGTAACTAAATAGACATTATTTCTTTGGCAGAATTTGCTAAACCATACAGCAAATTCTTTATTCATACGTTTCCTACTCGGTGTTAGAGTTCCATCGACATCAAAAATGTATTTTTTCATAATTAAGACTTCCTCATTTTACCTATCCAATGTGTGCAATCATCGCACGGGTCACAATACTGTTTAGCTATTAGCGCTTTTGTAGTGACTTCATCACTAACTGTTTTGTTTCTTCTTCCATCCAAAACCATTCAGAAATTTCCTTTTGAGTCCTCTTACAACCTATACACGAACCATTCTCAATAATACATATATTGATACAGGGGTTTAAAAGCTGCGGGGGATTTTTGTTTTTTCTTCTTACCATTTCAGAGGCTTTAATCATTACGCGATTTGTATGTTAGTCATCACGTGGTTTGTATGTTATTTATACTACGGGACTTATAAATAAACTATATATAAATAGATTATATACCGTTTCTATGTAAATGTAAACAGGAAAATCAATGTCGACAACTAATTTTTTATCACCACTCGAATTTGTAGTGACTGTGAAGAGGCTACCAGAGGTTCAATTTTTTACCCAGGCGGTAACTATTCCTTCGGTTTCAATTGCACAAGTAGATCAAAATACACCTTTTAAAATCGTACCGGTGCCGGGCGATCGTTTAACATATGGTGAATTGCCTTTGTCTTTTATAGTTGATGAATCCATGAGTAACTATATAGAGGTTTATAATTGGTTAAAGGCGTTGTCGTTTAACGAAGAGTTTCCGCAATTTAATAATATAAAAACTAGTGAATACGGAATTCTTACAGACATTTCTCTTGTAATTATGAATAGCCATAAAAACCCGAATATAGAAATTCAATTTAGAGATTGTTTTCCAGTAAATTTATCTGATATTATGCTTGATACTACACAAACTGACATAGTGTATCCACAAGCAACCGTGAGTTTTACCTTTAGAGATTTTACAATAACACAACTATAAGGAAATTCCAAATGTACGAATATAAGTGCGCGATAAACAGAGTAATCGACGGTGATACTGTTGATGTTGATATAGAATTAGGATTTGGTGTAATACTTGCGGACGAAAGAGTTCGCATTATGGGTATTGATACGCCAGAGTCCAGAACTTCAGATAAAGTCGAAGATTTATTTGGAGAAGCTGCAAAGGCGAGAGTAAAAGAACTTTTGTCTGGAGATGTTATTCTTAAAACTGAAGTAAGTAAAAATGGCGAAGATATGAAGGGCAAGTTTGGACGAGTGCTTGGCGATTTTATTATCGAAAATTACAACGGAGCAGATAAGCGTTTAACTGAAATACTTATCGATGAAGGCCATGCGGTTTCTTATTTTGGCGGATCAAAAGCAGAAACACAAGCTGCACACGAAGTAAATCGTCAAAGACTTTTGAATGAAGGTATTGTTGATAGAGCTGCTTACGACGTGCAAGTTGCTAAACAGAAAGGTTGACATTTATCACTTTATGTGATATATTTATATTATACAGTATATAATGGGAATTAAGTGATGGATATTGATGAAATAAACCAACTATGGGCTCAGGATTGTAAGATTGACGAAACTAATTTATCTCGTGAATCTTCTCGCATTCCTGAGCTTCATAATAAATACTACAATCTCTTTTATAGAGAAGCGCTCAAAGTAAAAAAATTAAAAGCTGATTTGCTTGAATTTGAAAAAGTAAAGTCTGAATATTACGGCGGGTCGATGGACGAATTAGAACTAAAAGACAGGGGTTGGAAACCCTTTCAACTAAAAGTTTTGCGCGGTGATTTAGATCGGCATGTCCAGAGCGATAGCGAAATTATCCAACTTAGCCTAAAAATATCCTTACACGAAGAACGTGCTAAGTATTTGGAAAGTATTGTTAAACAGATAAATAATAGGAACTTCATAGTCAAAAATATGATAGACTGGGCAAAATTCCAAGCTGGCGGTTACTAACAGTTTTACAGAGATAATTAGTATTCGTTCCGCATTGTCTAAAAATTAAATTACAGGTGAATAATGAACGATATAGTGACTGTAGAACCGATAAACGCGGTTCACATGAAAGTAACAGCAGATCCAGGTGTACGCCAGGAAATAATGAATTACTTTTCTTTTAGACCTGACGGATATCAGTTTAATCCGAAATTCAAAGCAAGAGTTTGGGATGGTTATATTCGAATGTATCAGCCAATGCGGCCTATATTATTGGTAGGCCTCCTTGCTTATTTAAAAAAGTTTTGTGAAGAACGTGACTACGAACTCGCAATTCCTGACGAAATGATAATAGATCATATTGTACCAGACAATTATGGCTTTGAATTAGCAGAAGAAATAAACTGTAAATTTATCCCTCGAGATTATCAAAATGATTATGTTGTAAACGCAATTAAAAATAACCGTTCACTATCATTATCACCAACATCTTCTGGTAAATCTCTCATAATTTATTTAATACAACAACACTATTACCAAGCATTTGGGCATAGAACATTAATCGTAGTTCCAACAATATCACTAGTTCATCAAATGGCAGGTGATTTTGTAGACTATGGTTTTGATCCGG